ATTTACATGAATTATGATAGATGATAAAATAATAAATTTTATTACTGATAATTATAAAGAATATAATGAATCGTTTAATATAAATGATTATAGTAATGAACAATTATTTACTGATGTTCATACTATAGAATTGTATAAAGTATTTGATACCATAAAAACATATATTATAAAATATTATGTTTTATCAGATAATTCTGTAAATATCCCATTGTATTTTAGTAAAAAATACAAGGATTTTATTAATTTTTTAATACCGAATACATATATATTAAAACAAACAATATTATATAACTACGAATTATCAGATAGTGAAATAAGTCAAATATATGCTAAAATATTCGAAGACATATAGAAGATTTAAAAATATTTATGTATCTTTGTGTAGACATTTCAGATATATCATATATAAAAGATTATATGGAAAAGAATTATTGGGGTCTAGTACATCCATTTACAACTGATAGATGTGTAGAACGACTTATAAAAGAATATAAAAAACATAAGAATCTAATTATTGCATTTGATTTTGATAATACTGTATTTGATTATCATAAAGAAGGAAATCAATATGAATATGAAGATGTTATTGAATTACTTAAAGAATGCTATGATTTAGGTATGACACTTGTATTATATACATGTGAAGAGAATATAGATAAAATAAAGTGGAAAATAAATTGGTGTAAAGAATATATGAAATTTACACCACATTATGTGAATAAATCTCCTGTATTGAGTCAATCTTATAAGAATGGTAAAATATATTACAATATTCTTTTAGATGACCGTGCAGGATTATTTGAAGCATGGTCTATATTATCTGATGTTGTTTCGTATATAGAAAAAGATAAAGGTTTAATTAAATAATTTAGAAAAAGTATGAAAATTATTAATCTTCTTGATAGTTATAATTCAGAAGTGAAGTATGAACTTACTACATTTCCGGATGGTGAACCACATATTAAGTTCCTTGATGATATTGATCGAAAGGATTCTTATAATGTAGTATGTAGAATTACAAATCCTACAGAATTGTTTGTAGTTATGCAGGTTGGACATATTTTGAAGCGACAGGGAGTATTGTTTAATCTCACTATTTTGTATCTCATGTCTATGCGAATGGATAGAGTTATTAATTTCAATGAAGCATTTACATTGGAAATTGTTGCAAATATGATTAACAGTTTCGAAGCAGAGCATGTATACATTTTTGAAGCACATTCTGAACGTACATTTAAATTGATTAAGAATTCAGAACCTTATTATGCACTTAAGATGAATAGTGATTATAATAAGATGCGTGAAGATTTGTATGAATCTGAGAATTCTGTTATTTGTTATCCAGATCATGGAGCATATGAGCGTTACAGTAAGAATTTCTATCCTACATCTGCATACCTTTGTATGAATAAGGTTCGTGACCTTGATAATAAGGGTGTTATTAAGTCGATGGAAATTTCTGAAATTCATCTTCCTCTTATGACAGAAGATGAAGTAAAGCAGATTACTATTATTGATGATTTGTGTGATGGGGGCGGAACATTCTGTTGGGCTGCTAACATTCTTCGTGAACGATTTGGAAAGGATGTAAAGCTTAATATTTTTATTAAGCATCTTGTAAATCCTGTAGGTCTTGAGAAACTTATCAATTCATTTGATAATGTTTATATTACAGATTCTTATAAGGATTGGGAATCTAAGGTAATTATTTTAAATGCGCAAGAGAAAGTACATGTTATTCATTTAGCATGAATTTAATAAATGATATATAGTCTGAATGATTTTATTATAAAGTTATTCAGACTTTTTCATTTTTTATTATATACATTATATAACAAAAATTTGACTATACATGGAAAAGAATTTTAATAACGAAATTGATGAGATGGATGATGTTTTGAATCCTGATGAAATAATTGATGATACTAGTTCAGATACTAGTTCAGATATTAATGATGACGCTATTGTCACAGATGAAGATGATAATGAATATGTTTCGAAGGAGTATGCAGATAAACTTGTTTATGAATTGAAAGATGCAAAAGCGAATGGTGAAACATGGAAGAAAAAGTATATGTATGCATTATCAGATTTTGAAACATATAAGAGAAATTCACAAAAGGATAAGCAGAATACATTGAAATATGGTAATGAGAAAGTAATTAAGGATATTCTACCTATTATCGATGATTTTGATAGAGCATTTATGCATATGGATGAAGAAACAAAAGAAGGCGTTATGCTTATCTATAAGAATTTTATTTCTGTATTAGAAAAGCATGATGTTACTATTATTCCTGCAGAACCAGGCGATAAATTTAATGAAAATATTCATGAAGCAATTTCTGTAGTTCCTGCAATGGAAGATGAGCAGAAAGGCACAATTGCAGATTGTGTAACAAAGGGATATATGTTACTTGATAAAGTTATCAGATATTCTAAAGTAATTGTATTTAATTAAAATAGAATATCATCATTATAGTTATATGGAGTATTAAATATATCATCAATATTTAATTGTTGAAATTGCTTCTACTATATACTCATATCAAAATCAAATCTATTTTCAGATTTATTATATTTTGCTATTGTTTTATCAAAATCAAATTGATTATCAGTATCAAATATTGATCTGAGTGTATAGTTTTTACCGTTATGTCGTAATGTTTTAACAAATTCTCTATTAGTTGGATATTTTCTATTCATATTAATTATATGTTAATTATAATATATTTATTTAATGCTAATGAATATTAAATTTTAGATAGATATTTTCATATTTGAGAAAAAAGTTGTATCTTTGTATCATAATTAATAAAATAGAATTAAAATATATAATTATGGAAGAAAACGTAGTAAAGACAATTAATTGGTTTGATATTAAGGATGATGTAAAAATCATTAAGGAAGATAAAGCATCAAATCGTATTAATAACCGTAAAGTGGTAATGCATCATAAGAATAATGTTAATACACTAGATGGTTCTATTAATGTAAATCATGCAATTTGCAAGAAGGTTACTGCAAAGAATATTGAACCATTTGAAAGTATACTTGTATATAATCCAAATGATAAAGTAAAGTATCATTGTGATGGTGGTATGTTCAATGGTAAAACTATTTGTGTGAAATGCCGTTCAAATGCATATAATTTCGGAGGTAATTTTACATTTACAGAAGATGATTTATCTGCAGATATGATTGCTGTATATTACTATGATCCAGATACTAATCTTGGTCATTGGTTTCTTTGTGATAGAAGTCGTTTGAGAAAGAATAAGATGAGAAAGTCTCAGAACATTTATATTTGTCATCAGGATTATATTAAGGATCATGCTTGGTGTGAATATACAGTAACGTTTGATAGATAATTTAAATTTTTTGAAAAAAAGTTCTCAAAATTACAGACTTTTCAAAAAAATTTAGATATATATAATATATAGTAAAAAATAAAATAAGTAAAGAGATTATGAAAACTTTAAATATGACATATGGTATGCATCCCGTTTGTGGTATGGTCCACATGTTCCCATGTGGAGGTGGTCGACCTATGTCTATACTTGAGTGTTTAAAGTTTTCTTGTATGTTGCAATCATAACCGGTTAACTCAACATATATACAAATTTAACCTCAAGTAGAAAATTGATCAAAATTCTACTTGAGGTTTTTCTTTTTATGGCCCGTCTGGTGTAATTGGAAACACGGCAGATTGTGGTTCTGCAGTACAGGGTTCGAACCCCTAACGTGGCCCAATTTATATTTTATTTTTCAGGATGTAGCTGGTAATTGGTTTCCAACCGAGTTTGGAACTCGGATTAAGTTATGCAGGTTCGAGCCCTGTCATCCTGACTTTTTATACGGGTAGTAGTTCAGTAGGTTTAGAATGCTGCATTTGGATACTGACAACGAAAGTCAGACAAAAATGAAACTTCGTATAACATATTGGTTAATGTTTTAAATGTGTAGTTCGATTCTACACTACGAAGCGATGCAGTGGTCGCAGGTTCGAGTCCTGTTTACCCGACGGAATCGATAAATCTGATATTATCCTTACGTAATTAATCAGCTTTAAAACTTTAGATGGTAAGGCATCTATATAATGGAAGTTCACGCCTAAGGGAAGATTTATACATTATAATTTTACTCTGTTAGCTCAATTGGATTAGAGTGATTCGCTACGAACGAATAGGTTAGGAGTTCGATTCTCTTACAGAGTACAAACATATATCTCTATAGTTTAAGTGAATAAAATAGGATTTTCCTAAATTCCAGTTACTGGTTTGATTCCAGTTAGAGATACATTAATTATTTTGATAAAAAATAAGAGAAATATATAGACTTTTATTTGATTTCAACATATACATTATGTTAATTGAATGAACAGTTAATAATTAATAATTAATAATAAAAATACTATTAAAATGTGGGGTTTTGAGTGCCCATCATTTAAAGAGTTTCGAGAAGAAGATATTGTATGTAAAAGCATTAAGTTTCATTTAGCTGATGAAATGTAGTCAAGCGTGATGGTATCGATGTACATGGGTCCATCCGTATAACTTCAGGGAATCGCAAGCATTAATCTTGGAGAGTACAGTTTTTAGTCTGAAATGACGAATTTTCCTACTGGTTGCTCAATATGATATTAAGAGTCGGAGATAATTATTTGTAAGTTCCACAATTACAAGAGGAAAATGGAATTAAGTTGTCGGAATAACGTGATTATTCTATGTGCGAGTAAGAGAATGAAAGTGTATTATATGTATGGTGTACGTATGCATATAGAAACAAAGCAAATAATAACCCTTAGAGAATTTGCCGAGAAAAGGACATTAATAGTATTTATAATTTGCGGGTATAGCACAATGGTTAGTGTGTCGGTCTTCCATACAAGAATAAACTTGTAAAATTAAACTATATGCTAATAAATGTGGTATTACAAAATAAGAGTTCGAATCTCTTGCATATAGCAAACCGAAAATGTCGGTTCGATTCCGATTACCCGCTCTTAAAAAATCTTCCAATTAAAATGATTATTATTGTTTTTTATTATTTACTGATAGATAAATATTAAAATTAATTTTAATTTTATGGAAGAACATGTGGGAAAATATATATGTAAATTTTGTGGGAAAGAATTTGATAATCCTCGTAAATTAGGTGGACATGCATCTAAATGTAAATTAAATCCAAATTATAATACAAATATTACAAATATAATATTAAAAAGGATATTACCTAGATTTACATATACATGTAATTGTGTGGTATGTAATAATACATATAATATAACATGTACAGAAAATGATTATAATAAATAGAAATATCGATTAACATGTTCTGATAAATGTTCAAGTATATTAACATAGTTAAAAACAAATAAAGAAGAAAAGAATAAAAAAATATCTGATACTGCAATTAAGAAAATATTAAATTTAAATAATAATGATAAAAAACTTCTTTATAATGAGAAAAACCGTATTCGTGGAATAAATTTAGTTAGAAGTAAAGAAAAATATAAATCATATAATTTTAGAGAAATACAATTATATGAATGTGATAAATGTGGTTAGAAACATTGTACAAATGAGATATGTAAAAAATGGAATTTTTAGGCAATTTTAACATTAATTAAATATTTTAAATTTAATCCATAGGCATTAGGTACAATTGATTTTTTTAAGGAATTAAATAGAATAAAGGCAGATCTCGAAGATATTTATATAAAAGAAGGCAGTGGAGGTATTTTAAAAAAATATAATTATCCAGAGAAACATATAGGTAATATATTTAAACGATTTAATATACAACGAAAAACAATATCAGATGCTGTAAGTTTAAATTATAAATTAGGTAAATTAGGAAATCAACATAATCAAAATACATAGTTTAAAACAGAATATCATAATACATGGGATAATAAACAATATTTTTTAAGAAGTTCATATGAAACTGATTATGCAAATATATTGGATGAATAGAAAATTACTTATTTAGTTGAAAGCATACGAATATAGTATTTTGATACATAGAAAAATAAGTAGAGAACTGCTATTCCTGATTTTTATTTACCAGAAACAAATACAATTGTTGAAATTAAATCATCATGGACTTTAGATATTCAAAATATGAAAGATAAATTTATTGCATATAAAAAATTAGGTTATAATACCAAATTAATATATGAACATAAAGAAGTTGATATAAATACAATTATTAATTAAAATAGAACAAAGATAAAATTAGGTATACATAGTTTTATATCGAAGCTTTATATTACCATTAGTCGTAATATTCAAATCGTTCGTTGACATGGTTATTCCGTGATGTTAGTAGTAAGTTATAATCAATTTATAGCCAACGGAATATTAATAAAAACGTACTCGGCGTTTAAGTTGAATGTACCGCGCTGCCCGTATGTTGACATTTAATTATGCATTTAATTATATCGAGACATATGTTTTAAAAACTTATGGTACCACGAGTGTTTTCTACGTCGTTTCACTCATTTTTTGGATATAATAATATATGAGAGTCATAACAGCAAATTTAGTTCTATTGTTTATTGGGATAACATAAGACTCTTGAATCAATTATATTAGGGGAGATATTACAGCAAATTATTATTTAGGATCATACTTTTAATATGAAATTCTTGTCTCCTGTTTATTTGGGTAAATGCCTGAGTGGTCGAAGGGAATGATCTGCAAAATCATTATTATACGTCGTGTGTTCGAATCACACTTTACCCTCTAATATAAAATATTTCCGTGGTATACAGCACGTAAAAAGAGGTTGACTTGTATATTCTATAGACCTACTGTATAATAATATATATGATGTACATGTGAAACACCATGTTTTATTAAGAGTTCATTAACTGAGGTTAATTTTGAATTGCACTGATATTAGATGCATAATATATAATGAATATAACGACGGTACTGTGAAATGACTATTATTTTTAGCTGCTTGGAAACGGCGTACGGAGTTTTTATAATAGTGGAAGTAATGATAAAACAGTTAAATGTAAATCTTTCTGAGACAATGGGGACAACTTGTAGTAAGAGAGTATTTTTGTTGATATAGTTTAATGGGAAAACACCCAAATCCCAGGGATAAGAGATAATACTTTGAAATAGGTATTAGAAGATTTTAGATGGTTCGATTCCATTTGTCAACTCAAATAATGAAGTGTGTAGTTTAATTGGTAAAACATCCTTTGAATAGGACTGTGCGCAGATAGAACATAATGTTAGTCATATTAATCGCATTATTGATAATGATGTTGGTTCGATTCCAACGACACTTCCTAATAAATAAAAAGATCTCGGTAATTAGATAAAACATTATATGAGTGAAGCAACTCACCATAACTGCAGATAAATGAGTGAGGGACATAAGAGTGTATGAAGAAAGATGGACTATGGACACCACCATATAATTGCGTTTTCAATAATAGTAAAGTAAACTTTAGTATAAGTTCCATTAACGCTAAAATAGAAACATTGTTATTGAAGTCTACTATGCGTGCGATGGTGGGTGATACCATTGTAGTTCTAAGGCATTGTAAAACGTTTTATTTATTAATTTTTATGGCGAGATAGCTTAGTTGGTCAGAGCGCAGGATTCATATCCCTGAGGTCGTGTGTTCAAATCACACTTTCGCTACTATTATTTTTTGATTGTTTATTTTTATAAGAGGTATATCATTTTTTGGTATATCTCTTTTTTATTTAGGAAATAATGTGTATCTTTGAATTGTTATTAATAAAATAGTAATAAAATGAAGAAATATAAAGTATATCAACTTCGTAGAGAAAACGAAAATATAATTGATGATTATCATGAATCATATGATGCAAGAATGAAAGTTATTGCAGAATATGAGATTTCATCTGATAGAAATGATCCCGTTATTATATCAGAAGATATATGGCAAATGTGTAATGTTCATTGTTGGGATCATACATGGTCTAATGGACAAGTCGTTAAACGAGATGATATTACATTAACACCTACATCTGATTTTGATGGATTTGTTAATAGTGATATTGTAGTTGAAACTGCAAAAGGATTATATTTAGTAGAATCATGTGGATTTATGAAAGTAGATTCATTGAATTATGCTATGCATAGAATTACTGTAAGATTTCCATTTATCTCTTATTATGATATAAGAAATAAAGAAGATTTTAATGAAGATTTACTTCGTGATATTCGTAATGAAATTCAGAAAGAATATCAGAAGAAACTTAATGAAGAATAATAAACAAGTATAAACAATTAAAAAGTAATATAATTATGGAAAAGTTTAGATCATTTATTAAAAAGCATTTGGTTATTAGTATTATCATTAGTGTAATTATTTACCCATTATTAATTATTTGGCCTATTGTCTATTTTGATAAAATAGTAAAACATAAAAAACTATTATATTTGGGAATATTATTATTTTTTATTTTTATTATATCTGGTATTAAAAGTGTAAAAAATAATACATCTACTGAGTATGATTATGATGCATGTGAACATTATGCAAATATTCTCATTAATAATACAAAAAATGATAATGGTTCCTTTAGCAATATTGATGAAACTAAATATGAATTATATAGCGATTCTTTACAAGTATCATTTAATAAGTTAAGTGATAATGATAAGGTTGTGATGTTTGATAATTATTTAGAGACAAGTGATACGGCTAAATATGCTTTTTGTAGTAATGTAAATATTGGAGAAATTCCATTAAATAAAAATCCATATGATTATGATTCATGGCTGAATGCATGTAGAGAATATATTTGTAATATATTATCTGCACATCATTTTGATACAGATGAAGCAGATATTACACTTACTGCTCCCGTAAGATTGAGAGTATGGGAACCAAATTATGTAATTAGAGGTACAGTAAAATATAAGAACTTATTTAATGCTACAGTAACAAATGAAGTGGCATTTTTATTTAATAGACATGGAGATATGTTAAAGAAAGAAATATATTAATTTTTTGGAATTTTTTTTCATGAATATTTTTTTATTTGGAATAAAACATGTATCTTTGTAATGTAAATAATAAACAAATAATAAACAATTAAAAAATAAAGATTATGAATACAACAGTTAAGATTTCTCCAGCACAGGTTTTCCCAGTAGCTAACAAGATTCGTGCAGCAAAGCACATCTCTATGAAGGAAGCATACGCAGAAGCAAAGGCACAGCTTATTGCAGAAGCAGAGAATGCAGTGAAGGCTGCAGAGACAGTAGTAGAAACACCTACTAATGTAGTTGAGACACCAGCTAATATGACTTTGCATACAGAGTTAGTAGAGAAGATGAAGAACGGAAACGTTAAGTTTGTATTCTTCAATAACAAGAGTAAGAAGATTACAACTACCGGTACTCTTGATATGTCAAAGGTTCCTACAAACCGTGAGGTTCAGGGACGTAAGACTGCAAAAGATGAGAATACTCAGGTATTCTATGATGTTCGACATGGTGTATACCGCTCTTATCAGAAGGATAAGTTGGTAGAGATTATTTCAAAGAAGAAGTAAAATATCTTATATATGTTAAAGAATAATGGTGAGTTTCTTGTTAGTAGACAATTCACCATTATTCTTATATAATATATAAATCAATTCGAATAAATATAGAAGTGATTTTATTTAATATGTGAATTGATAATTTGTGAAACATGTGTCTGACGGAAAGCACATGTATTTTTCGTGCAATGTTCAATTTTAATTAATTTTAATTTTGATAGGTTAAAGGAGTAAGCCTATAAGCGCGGAATAATAAAGTCGTATTGAAAATCAAATTTTGATTCCATAAAAGTTGGAATATGGTTTTTGAAGGCTAAGATGAAGTTATAAAGAAGTTAACATATTATATATGTGATATATGTATATGTTATTTCTTTTTCATCGAATAATAAAAAATAACATAGAAACAATTAATTTATGAAGAAAAAAGTGATATTAAAGAAAATTTTATTATTTACGCTATTGTTTTTATTACCTTTCATATCAATAAATGCCGCAACTATTGATAGTAATAATAATGCGTATGAAGAAGTAAATACAAAAACAACAGTAGTTAAACATACAAAGTCTAGTATTGAAAATTCGCTAGTGGAAGAAGCTAGAACATATATCAAGTCGTTATATCCTGGTTGTCCAGATATAATTCCTAGTTATATTGTCAAAGCAGGTTTAGCAAATAATATTGATATTTGTTTTATGCTTGCTCAAACACAGTTAGAAACTACCTTTGGCAAGGCAGGTGTAGGAAGAACGTGTTCAAGACGTTCATTATTTGGTATCGAGAAAAGATACTATAAAACATATAAAGAAGCAATTAATGCGTATGTAGACGTATTGACTTCAAATTATTTAGTAAAGGGCCGTACAGAACAACATTTGTTGAATAATTATGTTAATAAAAGCGGTCATCGTTATGCTGGTAATCCTAAGTATGAATATTATCTTAAGAAACATTATAATACAATTGCATCTACAACAAAAATAAAGCAATTGCAACGCCAGTACAAGAGATTATAATTTCGAGTAATCTCAAATCTTCTCGCAAATCAATTTATATACATATTAAATATTAGTTATATTAAGGGGATCCATGTTACGTTTACATGGATCCCCTTTTTTGATAAATATAATAAAGAATTTTTATTAAACATATGGCTTTATATTTAAACAATGCACAATATGGTTCAGGTAATCAATCTTCTCAAGATACACTAATACATAGTTATAATAAATCCTTTTTTTCTGATTATAATCATGCAAAGACAGTGTTATTATAGAAAGTTATGAAACCAGGTGAAGTAACATTTGCTTATTATTATGATTCAAAAGTACCTTATGGGTAGAATGTTATTTTTGCGGTTGGACCCTTATCTGACGCTGGTTGTAATACTATATTTAAAAACGCTGATGAAATTGACAGTGTAAAAGACGTTTTAGATGAAACTATTGCAGATATAAATGCAAGTGTATCTAGAATGGAAGATAAAGTTGATGGAATCATTGAAGAATGTAGAACACCTTTATTAACAAAAATAGAAAAAAACAGCAATGATATAGTTAGTATAAAAAGAGATATATCTACAATTAAATCTGATATAGTTAATACTAATGATACATTAACAAGTAATATTAATCAAGTAAATGACCAATTAACTGCATAGATGTCTCAAGATAAAACAAACCTTATTAATAAAATTAATGATACATCAAATAATATAGTTAAATATATTGATAATACATCTAATGCTATTATTAATTATATTAATAGATCAGTTTCTCTTGCAGTAGGAAATGTAACTACTGATTATACATAGAAAAATGATAATACATCAATGACATTGGGTAATGCAATTTCTACATTAAAGTTAAATATAGAAAATTCTATTTCTGATTTATCTGGTAAACATGATAGAGATATTACAGGTTTATAGAGAATAATTAATGAAGCAAAAGGTAAAGTAACAGAAAATGCTACTACATTATCACAATATATACAATAGAATGATAGTTTTGTAAGAAAGTTAAATACAAGTATTAATAATGTAAATAATACGTTATCTGATCGTATTGATGCTTTACGAGGAGATTTTGAAGCATTGGAAATACCTAAAAAATTTGCTTTATTTACAGAAAAGATTAATACAGTAACAACTCAATCAAATGTAGATCATGAAAAGCTTAATGCTATTGATAATTTAAAAAATCGTTTATCTACATGTGAAGGACGATATGAAAAGCATTTTAAGATGGATATGGTTCAGTTAAATGGAAATATAACAGATATAAATACATCTATATCAAAGATTAAAGAGAGTATTGACAATATTAAGATACAAACAGGTACAAGTGAAGGAACTGTATAGGATAAATTCGAACAAATAAGTAGTCAACTTTTTGATATAAGTGAACGTCTATCAAAGATAGATTCATCTATTAATACCCTTGAAACTAAATTTGCTGGAAATGAAACATATCATGATGAATTGTTAAGCGAATTATCTTCATATAAAAATTCATTAGATTATTAATAAAAATTAAAAATATATTATATTATGGAATATAAAAGTCCGTTATTAAATTAGATAATTTCTATATTAGACAAACGTTCTGAAGCTGGTGAAAAAAGAATTAAGAAAACAGAAGATTATGTTAAGCGTTATGATACATCTATTACTCGTCATATAAACAAATAGGTTGAAGATCTTAATACATCTATAAAAACAGCAACAGATAAAGTTGTTAGTGATTTAAATACAAGTATTAATAATACTGTTGATACTATATCACAAGATATTTAGAATGTTTCATCAAATCTTAAAACTGCCATTGAAAATATTTATTATAATATTAATACATCTATTAATAGTGGTACAAGTAATACATCTATATATCTTATTGGTTTAAAAACAGAGTTAGAAAGAGAAATAGGTAAAGTTGATACAAAATATAACATTAAAGTTACAGGTTTATCAGATACATTAAGTTAGAATATAAAAGATGTGTCAACTAAGTTAACACAGAAAGTTAATACAATTGATACAAAATATGATTCGAGTATTTCTAACTTATCATAGAAACATGATAGTTCATTTATATAGGTTACTAATTTAATTTCTAGTTAGGGAACTTCAATTGGTAATAAAATTACAAGAGATATTAGTACAGCAAAATAGGAATTAAATTCTAATATATCTACTATATAGAGTAATTTAAATGGTAAAATTGATAATACAAATACTTCTATTAATTTATAGTTTGATAGAGTTGCGGGAAAACTAGAACATTAGAATACTTCAATAGATGATATATCAATACGTTTAAATAAAACAGCAAAAGCAATAGTAAAAGCTTTAAATACATCTGCTAATGATTTATATAATATTACATCTGATATATCAACAAAATTAAAAAGTTCAATAGATGGTGTAAAAATAGATATAACAGAAAAATATGATGCAGATATTAGAAAGTTAAATACATCTATTAGAAATTTAGATTTTGATACTACTAACTCATTAAATACATTAAATACATCTGTAACAACATTAGAAACAAATTAGAAAAAATTAAATACATCATTAGCTAGTTTACGTGAGTCATTTGATAAATTAGTTGATACAGAAGATATTAATGGTGTTATAGATACATTCAGAGAAGTTGAAGATTTTTTATCTAATATATCAGATGAAAAAACATTAACTGGTATGTTAACTGAATTATAGACTGGTATAAATTCACATATTGATGCAAGTGTAAAAGATTTAACCGATACTATTGATAATGTTAAAGATGAAATTGGAACAAATATTAATAACAGAGTTAATGCATTAGAATCAACACTTAATACAACTGTAAATACAAAACTTACAGAAATTAATTCATCTATTAATGATATTAGTACACGTTTAAATTAGTCAGTAATAGCTCAATAGACATATGTATCAGGAGAAATTGGAAAAATAAATTCTTCTATAACTGCTTTAAATACAACAATTAAATAGAATGTTGATACATCTTTAAAAGCAATTCAATCTAAATTAGATACTTCATTAAAAACTGTTTCTGATTCATTGACATCAACAACAAGTAGAGTTGCTAAGTTGGAATTAAATAATGTAACTGGAGTAAAAACCGTAACAGGTACGAATACAAAATTATGGAATGATACAACTGATAGTATAAATGAAGATTCATATGTTATTAATAAGTAGACATTAACAACAAAAGAAAATAATGTTGAAAAAACAAATGAATAGAAATTAGTAAACAGTAATATTATAAAAGAAATTAATAAATCTGAAAAAGCTGTTGCTGCAAATTTATTATCTGTTAATAATAATATTGCTACTATTAATACAAAATTAAGTAATATTAATTCAAGTATCGGTGATATATTAAATTCTTCATATATAAACAAGAAGAATAAGTATACAACAAACGGATTTAGTACAATAGGTGGTTGTTTAGATTTTATTATTAATGATATGTATTATACTGCACCTGCAGCTGTAAATGTAACATATACAGTAACACCTACTTCATTTATTAGAGGTAAGAATACAAGCGTTACATTTAAATATACAGTTAATAATTATCCTAATAATATATAGAGTATTACATATAATGGTGCAACAAAAACAGAAAGAACATTTACAGAAACAATTACAGTAAGTAATTCAGTATCAAGAGCATTATCTGTAGTTTCTAACTATGTTGACAGTAAGGATGCTAGACCAACATCATTTAATAGAACATTAACTGTTTCTGCTAATTTAGAATTATATGTTTGGACATCAACATCAACATCATTTAATAAAGCATATACATCTGCTAATATGCCAGCAGGATATACAACATATACATATAATTCTGGTAATTATAGTATTAATGTAAATAATGGAACAACTGCTAAATATATATTCTTTGTTTCTGATAAGAACTTAGTCGAATCTAAATTCTTTGTATATGAACACGGTGGTGCCCCTACATTAGGTGGTGGTATTACAAATTTAGGAACAATAACAATATAGAAGTATGATGTTGCATAGACATATTACTTATATAGATCAAATAATGTTCTTAATGGTAATTGGGACATTAAATTTTAACAATAAATAATAAAACTAATTAGTATAATTTTATATGGCTATAAAACTTCCAGATACGCTGAGAACTGCAAATGATACCTATCCTATTGTGGTCTCAGAAGAAATAAAAGGTGGTATTCGTGGAGTTTAGACAGTAGAAGATTTAAGTAGAATAAATAACGCATTGATTTCTAATGGTATGTTAGTATGGGTAGAAAAATCAAAGAGTTATTACAAATATACAAATGGTACATGGTCTATATTATCTGCTTCTGCTTCAGGAACTCCATTACTTACAACTGCATAGATAACAGCATTAAAAAATCAAGGAGTTTTACCTGATAATTACATTTGGATTCGATCTAAAGATGATATTGATTTAGAGGAAGAAGGTGTTGTAAATAAAACATATACAACTTCAAAGAATGGTAGTTATGTTGATATATTATTTCAGGCAATAAGATAGTTACAGACAGAAGTTGCTAAAATGAGAAATACATTTAAATACGGAATGTATTCTTGTACAAATAAAGAAATGGCAGTTTCTAATGTTGTTAATGAAATGGTTGCAACACCTGCAGATGAACCTTTATGGGCAATAGAAGAAGATGGTTTATCTTATGTATATGCAATTGATTTTAAAGATGGATATAATAAAGATGATGCTTCAAAAAACACATTCAATATTATATCAGAAATTAACGGATTAATTCAGAATGTTAATGGTACTTATTATGATATTTCAAGTACTAATAAACAGAAAGTATATTTTACACATAAGAATACGGAACCGATAGATGAAGAGGATATAGAAGATATTAATATATATAAGGATGACAAAGGAAATCTTCCAGAATATGTAAGTACATTGGAAGGTATGAGTGATCCAAAACAGTTTATTTATATGACGATAACCAATAAAAAAGACAATGGAAAGTCTTATTTATTGGATTTCTCCGTACTTATAGAACCGAAAAGAGACGTGTCCATATCCTTAGATGCGTAGCGTTCTCCAATAGATAACATTAATTTCACAAAGTTAATGCCTAATTATGTAGAAACAGTTAATGTAATGTTATTACTTAACAGAAAGATGGTTAAGGAAACAACAGTCGGTGATAAGAAAACATATACATGGTATGGAAATAATTATTTATATGTATCTATTAGTGATTATTATACAAATGATGTAATTATCGAAGGTTATTATAATAAGACTGATGGAAAACTTTATAAAAATATATAGGATTTAGGAGATCAATATTATTTCAGTAAAGTATATTTTGGTATGTTAAAATTAAATAAATTTAACATATATTCAAGATATTAGGACTTTACTAAATTTATTGGTGAAACTGATAAAGTTGTTAAACCTAATATACCTAATGATAGTGATTATAGATATAAAGTTGCACATATAACAATTCGTTCAGTTTCAGATGAAACCGAATTGAAAGAAATAAGACAGTATCTTCCTAATAATGAATTAATATGGGAAGAAAAAAATAGTGTTTTATGGATAAAATCAAATAATAAAGTAGTACAGATTGGTGGTACTAGTAATTCAAATAATAATGGAAATCAAAATAACAATAATAGCGATAGTATGACACAAGAAGAATTAATAAAAGCCCTTAAAGAAATGGGTATTGTTTATGATTCAAATAATGGATTAGAATTAGAATAGGCAAAAGTTGAGGATATTACTTTTATTAATTCTAATTTATCAGACAAATATGTTTATTCAATAGATTCTGAAGGTAATTTACATTCAACTGTTGTTCCTAAAGTTTCACTTAAATCAAGAGTTGCTAACAGGAATTTATATGAAACATCTAAACCTGGTTCTACATTTACACCAAGAGGATTTGTTGCAAATTTAGTATGCGGTGAAAAAAATGAACAATTAGGAATTGATAATAATTTAAATGCAAGTACAACAGGTTCAATATTAAATGAATCAGACCGTATTCATATATCTTAGTTCTATGCACCATTATCAACAGATATTGCAGAAGGAAAAATAGGATGTTCTCATGCATTCATAGAATTAACTAATACATCTACTTTTGATTTTTAGTTAGATGGATGTTATTTACATTTCTTCAGTCTTAGTGATACAGGTGTTACAACATATTATAATTTACCATTGAAAGGTGTAATTCCAGCAGGTAATACATTCTTAATCAGGGGTAAAAAATATGCAGATTATAAGAATTCAAATGTATTCATAAAAGTAAGTACATTTGATATGGAATGGTTCAGTGAGAAAAATGAACTTATTGATTTAACTGTAGATACAACATATAATGGATATGCATTAGCATTAACATATGGTAATACTGTTGTTGATAATGGTGTAGAAACAGAAATTTCACCTATTACAACATTAGCAAAAATAGATGTAGATAAATCTTACAAATATAGAGATAATTATATTGATGGTATTATATATTCATATAAGGTTGCAAATATTCCAAATACATATAGAACATGGGCAATATTTAATGCAGGATATAACGTATTATCTAATAGTTTATTCCGTGAAACTTTCTTACTTGACCCAGCAAAACAAGGTTTCCAAGCACTTTGCTCTAATGCGAAAGATTCATCAAGAGCTCGTCACGCAAAGAATACAGACTTTACTTTATTATCTCTTGCTAATGAGTTTATTGAATTCCCTAAATCTGATTCAGTAAAAGCTGTTTCTGATTATTCACCAAGAGCGTCATTTGAACATAAAACTGTTATTACAGAAAAGAGTAATATCGATTTAAATAAGCCAAATATGATCACTTGTGCATTTGGTATTAATATGTTAACAACACGTTGCTTTAACTGGATTTCTGGAGGTATTTTTGATGAATTTATTTGGGTTAGAAAGAAAGGAAGTAATACAGCATGGAAAGATTGTGCAAGATATGAATCATATACAAGTTCAAAATGTAGTGTTGTAACTGAGCGTTCTACAAGTGAAATTACAAAGAAAACATTTAGTGAATCTGATACAGCATAGAAAGAAGCAAAAACATATATTTATGACAGAATAACTGGAATATTCCCTGGTACAACAACACAATATACCGCACATAAAGTTATTATTAATTTACCAACACCGTCATCTGGTACATCAGAATATGAATATTGTGTAGGTCGTGCTTTACTTGATGGAAGTCCTGATCCTGCACACAGTAATGTAAATGAACTTTATACATTTACTATGTATTCATCAGCATATGTTCCACGTATTTATCAGACATCAGACCAACAGGGATTCCATTGGATTGAATATTAGGTTTGGGCAGGCGCTGCTAAAAAGTTAAATGAATATATTAATAATACAAAGGGAACACAATATATGCCAGTATTAGTAAATACCGGTGATATGACACAATCAGGTTCTCGTATTTCAGAATGGTTTGATTATTATGAAGCAGGTAAATGTTTATTCAATCATCTTGAATAGATGAATGTTGTTGGTAACAATGACTTAGCTAATATAGATCCTACATTATTAGGAAATGGTGATGACTCTGGTAAATCTAATTCATTCTATTTCCATGTATTCTATTGTTATGAAGTAGATAATTTTGGTAATACTGCATACCCTATAGTTAATAAGAAGTATATTCCATCTTTATATTATTTCGGAACAAATGATTACAGATTTATTATGATTAATTCTGAAATTACTACTAAATGTTGTAGTGACTGGTTCGGTATTAGTAATTATAATATATACACTGGTTATACTATTGGTTCAACTGGTAATACGTATAAAACAGATAATACATGGACACCAATTTATGATAGATTATTTGCAATCATGAATAACTTTACTGGTAAACAATTTATTACTGCAGTTCATGAAATGCCATTTACAGTTATTACTAAGGCAAATATTAAGTATGATACAAAAATAATTGCCGCACAACGTAGTGCATCTGGTACATCATTGGTTGGTTCTCACTTGAATTCAATAACAGCTGAAGACACAGGATATGGATTTAACTGGTTCTCGCGTTTACTTGAATATTTTGCAAGTAGAGGTAAAACTAAGTTATGTATTGGTGGACATAAACATACATATGCTATGACATTCCCTATTAGAGAAAATTATACATATACAAATAATGGTGTATCAGTAGATTCAAAGATTACACCAATGCCTATGTCTGCAACACTTAATAATGCAATTGAAAAATCTGTAAAATGGACAAAGAAATATACATATAATTCTGAAACATGTACATTTACAGAAAGTACATCTGGCACAAATGTTGTAAATACAAGTAAATTACCATATATTCCAACAGATGTAAAATCTATGACATATACAGGTTCTACAACTATTGCACAGGCGGCAAAAGCAGCAAACGGTTTCTTGCCATATCAATATTTAAATACATTGAATACAACAAATGCAATTACATATTTAATGTGTCAGGCAACTGGTTATAAGTATTCATCAAATAAAGAATTACCTGCATATACACAGGCATTCTCTGAACTTATACCATAGACAACAGAAGCAGAAAAACCTGCAAATACATAGAAATTCCCAATGTTTATAGATATTGTATTGAATAATACAACTATTTCTTATAAATTAATAAGTGTTGCTAATGTATTTGATAGTGCATATTTATTTACACAACTTACATATGGAAAAGCAGATAGTGAATTAAAATATATGAAGATCAATGCCGGAACTTTATATGGAAGTTGGCAATCAAATTCAACGAATTTAAAAACACTTTAATAAAAATTATTACTCTAATATAATAATATGAAATATAATGGAACTGATAATATTATAACTGATAATGATATTCTTGTTACTTCCGGTAGTGGAAGTAACAAGGATCTTCATACAGTTATTGAAGAACAACAATATGATATTGACACCTTGAAATCTAACGTTAAGTGGATTTATAAGTATGGTGGCGTTGGAAGCGGCTCTGGTGGTGGTTCAGGAAGTGGATCAGGTTCCAGTGGTAAATGGTCATTCGATGTAAATATTAATGACATACCATTGAATATCAATTCAACAATGGATTTATCAAAGAACTTGATTGGTGATATAGCTCCTGTTACAGTATCAGTAACAATTAAGAATCCTTCTGTAGGTGGTTATCAATTTAAATTGCAATATGGTTATGATGATGGATTATTTTAGACATATCCAACATTCTTAACTACAGAGAATTCATGTTCTGCAACATTTAACCTTAAAATTTCTAAGAACTCACAATTAGTTATAAAGGTTACAGATATTGATAATAATTATAAGCAATCTACTTTTAAATACTTTATTTATGGTCTCGATTATTCATTAACACCAATGACATATAATAATAGCGGTAATTTATATGAACTTAAAGATACTGACTATAAACCTAGTTTATTTCCACAAGGTGTTATTTATAGATTAAAGATTAATAACTTTGGTGGATTCCAAATTAATTATAATGTAACTAATACAATAAGTTATAAAATTATATCTATTAATGAACAGGATTATACAAAATATAATACTGATAAAAATGCAGGTTCATACTATGATGCAACAGATAACAGTGGTTATTTATCAAATAGCGATACTACAATAACATTAGATTATTTAATCACTAATGCTACATTAAAAGATGAACTTAACTTTGGTTCTCAAACATTTATTGCGAATATCAATAACTTAAATAACGGTTAGATTATACATAATGAAGTATTATAGGAATACTCAATTGTCCCAGATACTAATCAATATGTTATTTGTTTGACAGAATCTATTAATGGTAAAGTATATACAGATAAAACAGGAATTACTACAGAAGATGCAGAAGCTAATGCTTTTTATGCTGGTGATTATATTTCATTTAAATTAAGACCATTTAACTTCGCATCTGATAGTATTACAATTAACTATACTTTAATTAATGAAGATAATGGTATTAATACATCAAGTACTATTAACTTAAAAGCAGGACGTTATACATCTCAAACTTTTAACATATATACTGGTTGGAATAAATTAATACTTAATAATGATATTGTAAAATACTATTATGGTAAAAAAGTATCTGCAGATGTAAAATGGTATAATAGAGATGGTAATGATAACTCTAAATATAATGATGTTGATGTATCATATGTACGTTTTTATGATAGTATATCTGAAAACATGAAAAATGATCCATATTTTAAATAGTTATATGTTAATAATTATTTAGAGTTAACACGCGATATAAATGCAACTGATAAAGTTATAGATTTATATAAGAATAAAACTATTAATATTAATAATTCAAATGATACCCATTTTGCATTTGGTATACAATTATCTGCATCTAATGATACAAATGATGTATTGTTTGAATTAAAAGATAATGCTCATGATACATTATTTTAGATAACATAGAGTTCTATTATATGTAATAAATTCACAAAAGATAATGATATTAAAGTTTATATTCCAAAGGAAAATAATTATGTACCATCAGATTTAAGTAAATATCACTTAGTAGATATTCATATTAAAAAGCTTGAACCATATACATTAACAAAAACAGTAAATAACACTACCTCTGTTGATATGCAATATTATTTAAATGATTTAAAAGATGATATTGATGTTACTACATCAACAAAAGGAAAACAATATGTTATTGAAGTATATATTGATGGTATTACAGAAGGTGTAACTAAACAGTATATTGTAACATTCCCAAATATTTAGTATATATATTTAAAAAATGTAAATGTTTCATATACTTTATTTGAACTTGGTAAATTTAAAAATAATAAATTTAGTTTTAACGACATTGATGCATGTATATATTACTATACATATAAATATGTAATAACTAAAGGTACAGGAGTAACTGAAAAAAATATTAGTTTAATATCACAATTATCAACATTAGACTATAATGCAACTGAAAATAAAAATGATTTAGCGAAATAGCTTGTATTACGAAAGCATAATCAATTATGTTTATCTAAAGACTATGTAAGCTATTTGAAAGCATACTTATAGATACCTATATATATAATTAATGTTGCACATACTCGTGAAAATGATAATACCGTTTCTATTTTCCAGTGGTTAAATGCAACATATAAAGAAACAGATAATATTGAATCATGGCCAATACAAACAACTAGTGTTAATGGAAAACATAAAACAGGTATTACATATGTTGCACCAGATATGAAAGATGGTGTTGAAATAGAATTCCCAGATGATGATGCATATACGCAGGCATTATTTAAATTAGATATTCAGGGTTCATCAACACGAGAAAACCATGGTAAAAACTTAGATTTGAGTTTAGTAAATAAAGATACTGTTACAAATACAAAGTTATTATATTCACCAAACTTTAAAGAAAATGATAGTGATACATATTTACCAGAATCTAAATTTACGTTAAAAGCCGATATTGTCGACTCTGGACATTCTAATAATACTGTAATGGGTAAATTCATTAATGAAAATACATAGAAGTTTAATACAGGTTCAGACGGTCAATATAAGAATTATATTAAAAACTGTCTTGAAGGTTTTCCATGTGTTGTTATATTAAATGTAGATTATGAAATTGCAGGTTCAACATCAGAATATTATTTCTTAGGTATATATAATTTCAACTTAGGTCGTGGTTCATATTCTAACTTAGGATATGTAAACAATTCTATATTTAACGCAAAATTGGAATCAGTTTCAAACAATAAACCTTTCTTATTCTTTAAAACTACTACAGATGAATATGAGTTAAGAACTGATTTTGGTTGCGCCGAAATTACAGGTAATGACCCTAAATTTGATTTCTCTCAATGGGATGATACTATATTATATCCATTTGAAAATGAGTCTGGTAACTCATATATGTGGGATGATATTGTTACAAGTCAGGAAGGTGCATTTAAACTTGCATTGAAATATTTTGTAAGAGATATTGCTATTACTGGTGGTTATATATTTGATTATTTAGGTAAAGGAGCAATAGACCATGAGATATGGGATCAGAAAAAATGGGGTTATATCGGATGTGTACCAGATGTTAATAGACAATATAGTAGAAATTCATAGGATCTTAATCATGCCTCATATAATCCAAATATTAAAGTACCAGACAAAGGATCTAAATGGCAAATAATTTTCCAACGTACAATGTAGGATGGTTATGAATATAATGGTAATACATCATATTCTAGATTAGATTATACATCTGCTGTTGAATATTATACTATTTGTATGGCGTTCGGTTTGGTTGACTCTGTATAGAAAAACTTAAACGTAAAAACATGGACATTAAATAAAAAGAATCTTAAAGAAACAGATCCAGATGAAAAAGATTTAACACGTTCTAAATTCTATGTTTCATTCTATGATATGGATACATGTTTAGGTATTGATAATAACTCAAATGATACAACAACATTCTGTTTTTCTGATTATTGGCAATCATCTGAAACTGAATAGAATGATATACATGTACTTACATCTATTAATTAGTATAGAGACTATTTTACAAATATTGACCCTATTACAGGTAAGAAAAATGGTGAAATTGGTTATGATATACCTTCTTCATTCTTATTTGGTGTTGCTAAGTACGGAACAGAAGTATTCAATACTGATGAACAATTAAGTTTGGATTATTTGGAATACCCAACACCAACATTATTATGGATACGATATAGAGCTAGTAATACAGCTGCATATGATAAACCTGGTACAGGTTCATTACAAAGTGCTGAGTATTTTATGAATACTTATTATAAAAAACATTTGGAAGGTGTTAATGAATTAGTATTTAATTTAAATTATAAAGCAAAATATCTTGTATATAATATATAGGAAGATTGGACATTTGATCCTAATAATAAAGATAAATTTATTGGTACATATACTATTAGTGATAAATCTGAATACGACAGTAAATTCCATGGTGATATAGAAAAATTCAGAGGTAGATCAATATATCGTGTATATGATTGGTTAAATTCACGATTACATATATTGGATGCTTATTTCAATTTATATGATGGATATGAACTTTTATCTGTAACTGATGTAGAAAGAGACCATCAGTTAGTTAAAAATGAGAATAATATGTAGCTTGTACAATTACGATTAACGGATCCAAGAGTTAATGTTTTAGCAAAATTATTAAATTCTGCTAAAGATATAAACATTAAAGATCAGATCTTTAAATCTGGTGGTGATAGTGATCCAAAAATTAATTTCCCTGCAACACCAATTACACTTCAAGTTAAAGCATAGAATTATTCACCTATTATGTTTGACGTTGGTGGTACAATTAAAGCTAAATATTTGTTGAGATCTTCTGCTAATACGTATTAGATAACATTTAGTGGTTCTGGTAATATCGCATTTGCATTATATGGTTCTAATTAGATAACATATATGAGTAATGTTACATGGTATACACCTACAAGTATGATAATTAAATCAGATAACCTTACAACTATATATGGTAATAATCCAAACTATAATGTCGCTATTTCAAAAATAGAATCACCTGCATTGCAAAGTATTGATTTAACAGGATCTAGATATTCAGGTTCATTATCATTAACAGAATCAAATAAATATGTAAACTTATCAACAATTAATATATCAAATTCATAGATAAACTTAACTGCTACTGAAATTAATGTACAGTCAATTAATGTAACAAATGTATATGCTACAAACTGTGATATATCAAAATGTAGTAAATTGAAAACATTAAAATTAAACGGTTTAACATTATCTAACCAACTTACATTAACTGTTAATTATGCAAGTAATGTTTTATTTAATGAAATTGAAACAAAATATTTTACTGTAACAAGTTCTGTTGTAAATCAAAATAACACATTAGTTATTGATGGTTCAAAAAATAAATTTCAGACACTTAAGGAGTTAACAATATCTGGTTTTGCAAAAGTAAAAATTTACAATTGTCCAAAATTAGAGAGAATTAATATTTCTGAAATTATTTCTGGTGATTCTACAAAAGATATATATTTAACTGAATTAGCAGTAATTAATTGTAGTACAGATAAAACTGTTACAACATTTACAGTAAAATCAAATACATAGAAAACAATAGATTTACATTTGTTCAGTAAATTAGCTCGCGTATGTTTTTATGGTACATAGAATTTTGAATAGGTTATTTTACCAGAAACATTGGGATTATATGGAAGTGAATTCGGTAATTGTAAATCATTGAAATATGTAGATGTTCATACAAATGCAGGTTCAAAAGCAAGTAAAATTATAATAAAAGGTTATAGTCCTTATAGATTATATTGTGATGAGAAGAGTTCGAGTGATGTAGGATTTAATGCATATACCGTACCAAATGTAGGATGTTTCTATAATTGTTATGAATTTAAAATGGAACGTTCTATTAATGATAATTCTATAACACCTATAAGAGTTGATTCTTCTGTAACTGCATTAAATTGGTTATTTGGACTTGACGATAAACATGAAAATATAAATTTAACTAAAATAGCTAATTTTATAGATAATATTCCGGATAATAATAATATAACAAATATTAATAATTTCTGTATGTTATAGACTGGTATTCAATTAACAAAAGAACAGTTTGTAGCAGATGGACCAGATAAAGCGACATTACATTTAGGAAAGTTTGCAAGATGTACAGACTTAATAGATGCATTCTGGTTTACTAATATCTATATTAATAAATGGATTTGGTATAATAGTTCAAAAACATAGATATTTGGAGCAACAAGTATTAACAGATTATTCGGTCAAGGTTCATTTAATGTTTACATGACAATTGATTGCTTATATCCTATTATAAATAAAATTACATACTTATTTGCTACTGCAGAATGGTAGAGTATCATTTATCCAATATATTCTGGAAAGTCTTAGACATTTAATATATATACAATTCTTACTGAATAGAAAAAGAAAGAAACTGCATGGGTAAATAGTGATACTTATACAAAACAATATACATTTAATGGTACAATAGGTGAAATAATAACAAATACTCCTATTCCTGCACGTGCATTGTTTGTATAGGAAAATGCCTCAAGTCATACGGTTGATACAGAAGATAATAAAAATGCTATTTATCCTGTTGCAATGACTAATTTTAGTGGCGTGTCATTATGTGCTAGTAATGTAATATGGGATTTATATGGTTTATTTAGTAAAAAATGGAATATAGATAATATTGATTGTTTCTAGACTAATTCATTATATATGCCAGTTGAGTATGAAGATTTATTTAATACTGCATTTATACCAGAAAAATTAAAAAATATTGGTTCAAGCTTACGTACTTCATTCTCTAAAGATAAAGATGTTGATTATGATAGATTTTTAGATTTCAAAAAATTAATTGCGAATTATAATGCAGCTGCACCGACATATGCGTTGTTTAATAGGCGTGATGGAGATGATTTAAATTGTCCAACCGGATTAAATTTTACAAAATATATTTCTTCAGATTTATTTAAAGAATGGATGGTAGAAATATTTAAAGCTAGTAATTCTCACGGTGTTATTAATTTATTTAAAAATTGTAATATATTTGTTAGCACAGCAGAAGCAAAAAATAATTGTGATTTTAGTGTTTCAAAAATATTTGAAGATTGTGGTGAACATGTAAAAATAATAAATGAAAAGATTCATAATATATATTGTTTGTTCTATAATATGCATGCATATGTAAAAGGTGCAAAAGTAACGAATGAAAATATACAATATATGGAATTTGGTACAGACTTATTTACATATCTTCCTAATATAACTACAGTTGCATATGCTTTTTATAATAATTATTGGAATAAAGCTATTCCATTTAATATGTTTAATAAACGATATAAATGTGATGACGTATATTATTATTTGGAAGTAAATTAGAAGGGTGAAATAGCAACAGAAAATGATACACAAAAAATACGTAAACGTATAAAATATGTATCATATGATTATAAACAGGTTATGAACCAAATAAGTGGTTGTTTTGCTGGTTTACATTTTAAACCCGCAGCAAAAGATTCAAT